GTCCAGCACAAAGTCCTTCTTCATCTTGTTGTAGTCGGCCATGTCCATCTTGCAGGCCACCTCCACGGTGTGCAGGGGCGGCAGCTTGTCCTTGTACTCACCAGGCTCCAGCACGAACGTTGCGGGCTTGATGCGCTGCATGACCAGCTCCAGCGAACCGGGGCGCGGCTTCCAGTCGCCGAAGTCTTTGTTGACCAGCGTGAAGTACTGCTGCATGAACGCGCCCTTAGCGCGGCCCAGCAGACTTTGATCGACGATCTTGCACTGACCGAACACGTCCTCCAAGCCGTTGCTGGTGAACGAACCGGTCAAGCCCCAGCGCTTGTCAATGTCGCCGATGACTTTGTTGAGCGCCTTGAACCTGGCGCCAGACGGGTTCTTGAGCTTGGTCAGCTCGTCAAACACGATGCCATCAAAGTCTAAGCCCTGCTCGGCCAGCCACTGGATGTTGTCGTAGTTGGTTACCACCACGTCAGCCAGGCTGTGCAGCGCTGTCTTGCGCTGGTGGGGTGTGCCGACCGCTACGGTCACAACGAGCTTGGGCGCCCACTTCTTTGCTTCGACTGGCCACACGTCAGTACAGACCCGCTTGGGGGCCAGCACCAGCCAGCGCCCGACGTGGCCGTGCTTAACCATGTCTTGCATGGCCGTCAGCGTGATGGCTGTCTTGCCCGCACCAACCGGCGCCAGGATCATGGCGCGGTCGTGCTCATACAAGAAGTCAGCGGCCTGTTCTTGGTACGGCCTTAACTCCATTGCGTTGCCATCGCGTCAGCGATGCCCTCGTAGGTCTTACTGCGCAGCTTCCAACGGTCTTTGCTGGGCGGCAGTTTGTTCTGGCCGCTGTCAGTTTGATTGGCCCAGCGTTGCTTACCGTTGACGATGCGCGGCTCAACCCTCTGCGTCGGCTTGAGCAGCGGCAAGCCCTTCAACCATAGGCACGTTTTCTTGCTGGCGTCGTGGCCAAACTGATAGGGCTGGATGATCTGGTCGGGCTTGCGGATGCGCGAGCTGATGACGCTGACCGGGTTCTCAATAGCGATGCGCTCAATAGGCGCGCCCATGAACAGGCGCACCAAGTCCAACGCGTCTTCGGTCAACTTGGGGTCGCGCAGGCCGCGTGTTGTCCAGTGCATACCGCTGACAGACAGATAAGTGCAAGGTGGGTGCGCAATCAGCAAGTCCCACTCTTGGTCCAGCAGCTCACGCACGTCGCCTTGGTGGTGCGGCCCCGGCTGTTCGCTGGGCAGCAGATCGCACGACATGGCGAAGTGCCCCCGCGCACGAAAGGCGTCGCGTACAGCGCCGCTGGATTCGCAAGCAATCAAGACTCTCACTTGTTGCCTTCCAGTTCAATCAGCAGTTCAAGATAATGGATCGCCTTCTTCAAGTCAGCGACGCCGTTCTTGTCACGCCAGCGGGTGACGTACTTGACCACGTTGCCCTCGCAAAAGCCGAGGTTGTTGGCGTGGATGTAGATGATCGGCTGGATGCCCTTGTCGCGGTAATGCGAGCCGCCAACTTGTTTGAACAGGGCGCTTTTTTCTTCTTCAAGCATGAAAATCGGTAAGCCAGTCATCGATCTGCTCCTTGTTCCATAAACAAACGTATTTCTGATTCATCTTCGCCATGTCACTGGCAAAGACCTTCTGCAACTCAGACAGCCTGCCGCCCTCGGTCTTGACCTCGACGAACCATGTCTGGCCGTTGGGCAGGCACACGATCCGGTCGGCCACGCCGCGATGCGCAGGGCTGGTGAACTTGTACGCCCGCCCGCCCAGCTCTTTGACGCGCTTGACGAGGTGGGCTTCGATTTGCTTCTCAAGCACGATGCTTAAACTCGTCTGCGGTCACAAGGCCGTTAGGCTCCAGTTCGACCACGATTGTTTTCGCATAGCTAACGACGACCACTTGGTTTGGGCTGTGCCCATGCTGCAAGCAGTATTCGCGCAAGGCGTCTTGCAGTTCTGCAAGTGTAATTTCGACGGTGTGTGTTTTCATAGCCCGAATAATACATGAAAAAAAGATTTGCACAACAAATTTTTTCTGTGATAAGATCAAGTCCTCATCAACTACAGGACAGTCAAATGGAATATCACATCCCCGCTGCGGATAGCAGCAGCCTCAACGTCAGCGAATATGAAGGCGGCGTTTGGATCAGCATCATGCGTCACTGCGGCTACGCGTCTACCCATCTCACACGCAAACAGGTTGAACAACTGCGTGACGCATTGATCGCTTTGACGGAGACAGAAGATGCAGCACAGTAATATCGTCGGCGGCTCGACCGCCAAGCGCGTCATCAACTGCCCTGGCTCTGTGGCGCTGGTGCAAAAGATGCCACCCAAGCCCAGCAGCAAGTACGCCGACGAAGGCACACTGCTGCACGACACCATTGCCGAGCACTTGGCAACGCTTAAACCCTTGGAGTCTTTCATCGGCAAGAAGTACGAAGACCAAGTGCTCACGCAAGAGTTGATCGACGACAAGCTGGTGCCAGCACTGGCGCTACTCGACGAAATCGACCCCAAGCAGGAGATGACCTACGAAGTTGAGACGCGAGTCGGCTTCGGTGATCTGCTGCCGGGCGTGTTCGGTTCGACCGACTTTGTGGGTCGCTTAGGTGACAAGGCCGTGGTGCTCGACTGGAAGTTCGGCGACGGTGTGGCCGTGACAGCCGAAGAGAACGAGCAGCTCATGTTCTACGCAGCAGCCGCGATGCGCACCACTGCCTTGCAGTGGGCCTTCGAGGGCGCAACAGAGATTGAGTGCGTGATCGTGCAGCCGCCTATGATTCGCCGCTGGACGACAACGCCCGAGCGTATCGCGCAGTTCGAGCACCAGCTCGTCAAAGCCGTTAAAGCAGCCGAGCAGCCAGACGCTGGTCTCAAGGCTGGCGAGCACTGCCGCTGGTGCGCAGCCAAGCCCGTGTGCCCTCAGATGACGGGTGCGGTAGATCGCGCCCTGCAAGTGCAGTTGCAAGAGATCGACGCCGCTACACTGGGCCGCTACTTGGCCAACGCTGACGTCTTAGAGGGCTGGATCACCGACCTGCGGGCGCTGGCGTTTCAGTTGCTTGAGAAGAACATTCCCGTGCCTGGGTATAAGATTGTTCAAAAGCAAGCGCGTCGTCAGTGGGTGGACGACGCCAAAGCAATCACTGCGCTGCACGACATGGGCGTGCCCCGTGACGAGCTGTTCAGCCCAGAGGAAATTCGCAGCCCTGCTCAGATTGAGAAGGTGCTGAAAAAGCGCAAGTTGGCACTGCCTGACGATCTCGTCAAGTCGGTGTCATCAGGCACAACACTGGCAAGCGAGGATGACTCCCGCCCAGCAGTGTTGCAACTCGGCGACCTTCGTGCCGCCATTTCTAAACTCCAGTGAAAGTAAGATATGCAACTCGCAACATTCTCTAAAGCAAACCTCCCAGCCCTGACCAGCGCCCTGCGTAACCTCCAACCCGTTGGCGGCGACGTTGGCGTGGCCATCATCAAGATGGACAAAGGTGGTCATTGGGTCTTCGGTGCAGAGCAGACCGAGATCGAAGAAGGCTCCACTTGGGCCGTCAATCCTTTGTCGTTCGTCCACGGCTTCATCGCTTGGGGTGACGGCGAGGTGTTGGCCGAAAAGATGGTGAGCATCGCTAACCCGCTGCCCGACCTCGACGAAGCGCCTCCCGGTGCCAAGAAGGGCTGGGAGTCGCAAGTCGGTATGTCGCTGAAATGCGTCTCCGGCGAAGACAAGGGTTTGGAAGCCCGCTACACCGTGACGTCAGTCGGCGGTAAGCGTGCGGTGCAGACCTTGGCTGTGGCCTTGGCTGATCAGGTCGAGAAGGACCAGAGCAAGCCAGTGGCCATCGTGCGCCTGAAGAAGGACTCGTATCAGCACAAGTCCTACGGCAAAATCTACACCCCGGTCTTTGAGATCGTCGAGTGGATGAGCATGGATGGCGAAGCGCCAGAAGTGGCCGCTGAAGAAGCACCAGCTCGCCGCCGCCGCGCAGCGTAACCTTTTCTGATGCCCAGTGACAGTGGGCATTGGAAAAGGAACCAACTATGCTTTTTGTGGATTTTGAGAC